TCTTAAGATCATATCGTCATATTTCATACCCCACGAACTAAGATTTCTTAGAAGCCGTGAGAAAAGACCACGATTTTCAACCGAAGAGCTCATGATGAGTCCCGATCCTTCTCTATTTTGTGGATTGTATGATGCCATTAAAAACTTTTAATCTTTATTTTTATATATTAAATTTTTTGTTATTGGTTGAACTTTTCTAAATTTCTTTGAATTCTATCGTATCTTTCCTTTAGCTCAACTGGCGAGAAGTTCTTACCTTCGGCTTCTTTATAGAGCTGCTCAAGAGATAACTTTTTCATCTCACTATCTCTTTGTTTTTGTTTATCCTTTTTAGCAAGCATAATCTCATATAGTTTTTTAGGATCATATTTATTAATCGGATGACCTGAATATAAAAACCTCGGAACTAAATTCGTATTAATTCTGTGTGATTGAATAAGCTGAGCCATATTGTATTCAACTAAACTATATTCAAATCCAATTTGTAGAAGTTTGTTGTATATACCTGGAAAATCTACTTCTAGATCTCGATTTTTTGTAAAATCATTCTCTATCATATAGTTATCAAATATTCTTACACGGAACTCTAGTGGTATAAAATTGAAGTTTAGTGCTAGTATAATTATTTTATTTTCAAATTTCTTAAACTCTACTGTAAATACCGGTGAATACCTCATCCAGTTTGATTCATCTCGGTAATGAAAAAAATAAAATCCACCAAAACTAATCTCTCTAAATGGAGTATTTTGGACCTCTTTATCACTACCTCGGTATTTATTATAGAAAAAAGCAGAATTTTCTTTATAGGCATCCGGTATAGATACCCGTTTAAGGTTGTTGTCCGTTTCAACTTTATCTAGAAGTATTCCCATTTCTTCTATATATAAACATATGCTAAACCAAAAACCTACCAACACACAGAAATACCATCAAGGATTGTATGTTCCACAAAACTCGGATAAACTAATCAAAGCTAACAACGAAGGAGGAGTTTATTATAGAAGTGGTCTAGAGAAAAAAATGATGATCTACCTAGATCTTAATGATAAAATTACAAGATGGTGCTCAGAGTATATTAAGATACCTTATGAAAAAACTGAATGGAGCTCTGTAAGAAAAGATTTTGAGACTACACAACATACTTACTATCCTGATTTTTATTATGAGCTACAAAGACCCGATGGAACTCTTTCTAAAGTAGTTGCTGAAGTGAAACCTCATTCTGAAACTGTTGAACCTATTATCAGGGAGAATATGAACTCAAAGCAAATCAGAAACCTAGAATATAGCCTGAAGACCTACAATAAAAACCTACAAAAGTGGAAATACATGATTGAATATTGTCAAAGAAAGGGATTTGAGTTTATTATTATTACTGAGAAGCAGCTAGGAAATTAGAAGTTTTTTCCAAATCCACCTATCTTGACCACATCCCCAAATTCTATAATAGTTTTGAGAATGCATAATTTGAACTTCGGTAAGTGTTGGATCATAACCCAAACTAACTAATTTTCTTTTATTATACCCGAATCTGTGTTTCCTTAAACCATCAACTACCCACCAGTAGTTTAATCCACTATTTCTATCAAAAATAAAACCAAGTCTTGAATAAACTTCACCAGAAAAAAGTGAAAGATCTGCGTAAGTTTTTATCTCGTCAATATCCGGGTTATTCCTTATGAAATATTCAAATAATCTAGATGCCGAACCAGTAACTTGATAATCAATACCGTTACAAAATCTTAGAAGTTCATATTCTTTTTTTCCATTAATCCAACGAAAACCAAAAGTCATTAAGCTTACTAACCTATCTTCGTAAAAAAGACCCACTGCTGTTGAATAGTTGGAATAACCTTGTATATGATTGTCATTCAGAAATTTAGAGACTATTTCTCTTGTAGTTATTTCCTCAACTTGGCACTTTCTAGCAAATATTCTATTTTTTGATTTTTTACATCTATTTAATAAAATGGATTTGAGAACTTCTTTTCTATTTTTCCAGTCATCTTCCCAGATATGAATAAGTTGAACACCCCTTTCTTTACATAAGTTTGTTTTTGTAAGGTGGTATTTTTATCTTTTTTGAATTCACTATGCCAGTAAAGTCCGTTGTATTCAATAGCAAGATTGTGGCTAGGTATATAGATATCAATTAATAGAGGTGAAATAAGATCTCTTTCACCCATTTTATGTTCAATTTCATTTTCGTCTAAAAAAGAAGAAATCTCATCTTCAAATTTACTTCTATTATAGGATTTTATACTATCTCGTGAGTGTTTTGTATTTAGATAGGTTTCTACACCGTATTTAATTAAGCAAGTTTGTTTTATTTTTTCTTTAACCTGGTCAATTTCTAGTTGATGGTTGACACCCCATCTTTCTAGGTAATATTTTTTTGTTTTCAATCTAAATTCTTCGGTCTTGAAATAATGATCTGCGCCCCATTTTTCAAGTGCTGTTTTCTTGTATTTTTCTTGTATTTCTGGATTTTGAAAACTAGATTTATAACCCCATCTTTCAAGGTTGGTTTCTTCTTGTCTTTTTTTGATGATATCTGACTTAGAAACGTTATCAACACCCCACTTTTCTAGTGTAGTATTCATTCTTTTTTCCTTGGTTGATTGATCTGTAGCTGAACATTTTGATGAACAAAACTCTCTGTAACCATCCTTCCAATTACGGTGGAAAGAGGTTCTACCACCACATTTACAGGTATAATAATCTGGTCTGTTGGATACCCAGTGCCAAATTTTTTGGATAAAGGGTAAATCTTCAATATTTTTACAAAAACTTACGATTTCTTTGTATAGATCAGAGAAATTATTTTTGAGGAAATTTTCTCTTAATCTAACCGGGTAACCTTGTGTTGCCTCATTTAGTTTATCTAATCTTATTTTATCCATAGACCAGGAGCGAATGTTTCATATTGTATCTATAAAAACAAAAAAAGTCCCTCTTTTGGAGGGACTTTTTCTTTTGAGTTACAAGAAGATTAGTTCAAGTATCCGTCAGCATCTGTGACATTGATTGTCATATACTGCTTTTGTGGATACCAACCTACTTCAGTTACAGCGTATCTAGATCTCAAAAGCATTCTTGGTGCGAATGTTGCTTCTGAGATAATACTGATGGATTGTGCCATCAAGTAAGGAACGAAGATAATACCTGGTTGATCAGGATTGTTCTTTCTTCCGATTACGATTCTGTTGTCGTTATACTTCATATAAGGATCAACATATACAGTGATATCACCGATTTGACCTACTGGGTAAAGCTGACCAGAACCACTAATTTTTGATTTTAGAGGGTTGATGGTATAACCAGCAATATCCATAAGAGCAGCTGCTAGACCTCCGTTTGTTACAGCGAACTGAGCAGGACCAACACGGCCTTCAGTAGCGATGAAGTTAGAGGCGTGAACCATCTTAGTGATAAGTTTTCTCTGAACGGCGTGAGTTGTTTCACCACCTGGTCCAGAAACATAGTTAGTGTTCAAGTCGAAGATAGAAGCACCACCTCTCGTAGGAGCAGAAGCTCTGTTGAGGTTACCCATTTCGAAAATCTTAAATACAATTTGCTTAGAGATAGTCTGTGAAAGTTCATTCACAAGAATACTTTCCATTTTCTGAGTGATATCCATACCAGTGTTGGCTTTGATATCCTCAATTTCAGTTCTTCTAAGAGCTGATGAAACTTCGATAGTTCCAACAGCAACTGACTTAGTAGAAACTTTTGGTCCGATTACACCTGCGTATGAGTTGTCATCATCTCCACGACCCATTGGATAATCACCAGAAGCAGATGCTCCTGTCCAGTTTGCTGAAAAACCAGGAATGTGATCTTCAAGAGCTGAAACAAGTTCAACTGTAACACCTGATGCTGTTACACCAGCGATGTTACGAATCTGAGCTGCGATAGTAGCAGTTGGCCCAAATGTATTTTTTGCTTGATCATATACATTTAGAGATGTGAATGCTGACAAATTAGCCGAACCAACAGCGTTTGTTTGTCTGTAGGCTCTGAACATTGGGTATCCATCGATACGTGAGAAACCTAAGAATTCAACAACACCTTCTTTATTGTCATTAGCAGAAGGTATAGCTTGATACATAGCTGAAGAGTTGAATACGTTATCAAAAATTCTTCCACCTTGAAGACCACCAGTTGTTTCTGTGATGGCTGGGCTGGCACCTGCCAAAGAAGCTGTGATACCCGCCTTGATAGCATCCAAGTTTGAGGCATTAACCTTGAAAACTTGTGGTCTGCCTTCATTTTCTTCATCTACATCATCGTATCTGAAATCAATGAATAGAAGTTCAATTCTTGGACCGGGTGTTGGTTTTACTGATACTAGGTCAAGACCGATTGTTTGTGCTGCAATTTTCATTGCAACTGGTAGTAGGTTTTGAGCTACGTCACCTGAGCCAACTTGACCTGCTGCGTTACCTAGAGTTTGACCGGCGAAACTTTGTGGTCCTGGGGCTGTTACAGCACCCATACCTTGAATACCTGCGTTTACGTAGGCATTCTCATTGATTGAATGGAATTCAGCATATTCTGACATCCAGTTCAAACGATCACTGTCAGTGATACCCATGTTCTCTAGAACAGGTGACCACTTCTTAAGTGCTTTTTGTGAATCAATTCTTATGTGAGACATTTTTTTATTTTTTTTTGTTTTATATATTCTTTAAAAAACCATACTTTTTAGAAGGGTGGATTTTTTATCGAATATTAGATGCTTTTGAATCTTTCTAATATCGATCCGATTTCTTTTTCACTAAGTCTATCTTCTTGAATAAGAGCTTCGTGAGAAACTAACTTCTTAGAAGTTTGTTCTTTTTTGAATTGTCTTGTGTTCCAGAAGTGTTCAACTTTAAGTTCAGAATCAAGTTCTGGATAAAGTTTAGCTTGTGATACAATCGATTTTTTAGTTGATTCATCGATCTTGTTCCAGATTGGCTTTATGTTATCAGGCATCAATCTGATTAGTCTTTCTTCTAAAGACTCGTTTTTGGCCGATAGGGCCTCGTTGATTAGTCTTAAAACTTCTCCACCAGTAAAGTAACTTCTTTCGTTTACATAAAGTTTAACTGTTTCCTGCTCTTCTGTTGTAAGATTGTGGAAACTATCTACTTGTGTTTTGTTGAGGAATTTTAAGAAATTCAAATCATTATTCTCAGAAACTTTTCTTTTTTTAGCTTCTAAAATCAGTTTATCTATTTGTTTTGATAATTTAGATTCATTGTAAACGGGGTTCTCTTCGAGTGGATCTTCGATAGTATCTTCATCGTAACCACACTCTTCACAACCTTCTGTGTCCATATAGTATGCAGAAGTTGATTTTGGAAGATCCTTTTTCATTTTACCATACATCGTTGGCATTTCATCAACTACCTCTTCTTCAAATCCGAAGTCTTCGAGTGTTGGAACAACTTTACCCCCTCTTGATTCATTGAGTCTTGAACCATTTAATTTTTCTGAAATAAGTCCAGCATAAGAAATTGTCTTATCAACATTTTCAGCTAGATACTCAGAATAAGCGATGTTATCATCTAGGTGTTCGGCGATATATTCAGAGTAGGCGATGTTACCATCAAGGTTTTCAGCGATATACTCAGAGTAAGCAATAGAGTTATCTAGATTTTCAGCTAGATATTCAGAGTAAGCGATATTTGTATCAAGATTTTCAGCTATGTATTCAGCATACTTAATACTACTATCAAGATTTTCAGCAATATATTCAGAATAAGAGATATTTCTATCTAAGTTCTCAGCTAGATATTCAGAATAAGAAATATTTCTATCTACATTTTCAGCTAGATATTCAGAATAAGAGATATTTCTATCTAAGTTTTCAGCTAAATACTTTGAGTAAGAGATATTTCTATCTACATTCTCAGCAAGATATTCAGAGTAAGAAATATTCTTATCTAGATTTTCAGCTAGATATTCAGAATAGTTAATTGCTTTTTCTAGATTTTCAGCTAGATAGTCATTATGAGAAATAATTTTCTCAGTTCTTGTTTTCAAGTCTTTGTTTTCATTAACAACGACCTGAATTTTCTCAGCTAGATAATCTAAATATTTAACTACTTGACCGTTAGTCTTATTAAGTTCTTCGTAATACTCAATAAGTTTTTCAACTTTTCTAGGTTCAACACTACCTTTGGTGATAGCTGTTTTTACCTGTTGTTTTGTTGAAGCGATCTCGTTAATTAAATAATTTGAATAGTCCGTGAGTTGTCTTTTTGTAACAAATTCGTTTTTGTTCATATTAAAAAGTTCATTTATTTTGGACTCGTTGGATACTTCATATATCCTAAAGTTGCTTTTATTATTGAATCCTAAAGATTCATTGATTGAAGTCATCTTAGCTGAAGCAAATCCTGGATCTGCTACAATGTCATAAGTAAATAGTTTTTTGAGTGTTACTGATCCGTCGGATTCAGTAATACCAGCTGCTCTTGAGGAAACAAAGATCGGACAACCATCGTCAACAAGTGATTTGGCCTCTTTACCCCAATAAGTTGATAGTAATTTAATTCTACCATCCACTCTGTTTTCATTCTTGTGGTATCTAGCTTCTAGAACTAGGTGGGAAGCTCTTGAAAGAGATGTATCAAAAACATCTGGGTGATCAAACTCGCCATAGACGACACCCATGTTTTCAATTCTTTCATTCAACTCGTTTAGTGCTGGAATAAACTTATTCGCAGTGTAAATTCTTTCGTTACGATTTTTCTTATCAAACTCTGTGAAAATACCACCTAGAACATAATTATTTCCTTTTGATGATGATGCGCTCTCATTTACCTTAAGCGGATTTGCGTTGTTTTCAACAATTAGTATAGGTTTCATGAAGGCTTTTTTTTGTTTATATATTATTTAAAAAATCCACTATTAAAGAAGGTGGATTTTTTATATAAACTAAAAAACCTACTTATTTAGAATCCATTTTTTATTACCACAATTCCATACTCTTATGTATCCGAGTTCTTGTGTTATTTCGTCTTCTGTTTTATTTGGATCTGCTCCCTTTTTAACAAGTAAGTGTTTTCTGTAGTTGAAACGGTGCTTTCTAATACCATTTACTACATACCAATATCCGGGTCTTGAAGTTCCTGAATAGTCAAAACCTAAAGTTTTATATAGATCTCCCTGTGAGATCATATTATCTGAGTAGGTTTGTATTTGTATCCAAGAATAGTTATTTTTAAAATATGTTAATAATTTTGAGGCACTTCCAGGGCAACTGGTATAATTCCTATTACAAAACCTAGTCAATTCCCATATGCCTTCGCCACCTTTTCTAGAAATAGGTAATCTTATTTTAGAAAAGCACATAAGTGATATTAATTCTGATTCGTAGTATAATCCCAACCTTATTGAAGATTTACAATCTCCTTGTAGATGATTATCCTCTAGAAACTTTTTTGATTCTAGATAGGGCACTTCCTTTATTTCACATTTTCTAGCCCAAATACGAGTTGTTGGTCTTTTTAACTTATTTAATATAAAAGATTTAACAATATCCCACTTAGTCAAGTAATCATCTTCCCAGATGGTGTAGAGTTTTACCCCTAACTCTTGACACTTATTCATTTTTTCTAGATGGTAGTCTTTTGCTTTAAATCTAGATGAGTGCCAAAAAACTCCGTTAAATTCAAAAGCAATTTTAAGATCTGGTATATAAAAATCAAGCTCTTTGGGATATATTGCTGATTTGTCATTCATAAGAACTATACCATCAAAATTTTCCTGAAATATTTTTAACAATTCTTCTTGTTTTAATGAGATAGTCTCACCTATAGGATGACAGATAGTACATAGTGGTGTTGAGTTTTTAATTCTTGTGTAAAACTGATAGGTTAAGATGTTGAAATTATTTGAACATTTCTTACATTGAAAATTCAAATTGGTTGTATCTGTATCCTTATCAAACCCTAGAAATGTATAGTCCGATGGATTTATTTTTTCTTCAATTCTATCCTTATAGTTTTTGTAAAACTCGGTGATTGTTTTTCTATGAACTTCAGGGTTAGACCACGGATGTTCTGTACCCCATCTCTGTAGAGAACTTTTCTTGAAAGATTCCTTCCAAACATCAATATTTTCCCTGAAACTTTTGGCTCTTCTTTCTAATATATCTTTATTCTTTGATGGATTATCAACATTCCAGTTTTTGATGAGCGTTTCTTTTGATTTATTTTTTATAATATCATTAGACATAGGTGAGTTCCCACCCCATTTGCTTTGATTGGTTTGTATTATCTTATTACGAATGATGGGTGATTCACTTGGTGTTTTAGTTCCCCACTTTTCAAGTGATTTAGTTTTTTTTAGATCTTTTATGTCCGGATCAGATGAAATGCATTTTGTTGAACAATAAGAAATGTAACCTAAAGTTGAATTTTTGTATTTGGTGTGATTTTGACAACCATCTCTTTTACACTTTGGGCGAATAGAAATCCGATGATATGATAAATATACCTTTTCTTTGAAAGGTAAATCATCTAACTCATTTTCTTTGCAGAAATTCAGAATATCTAGATAATGTTTTGGATAGTGATATCTAACATAGGATTCTTTTGACATTTTTCCTGAAACATCATATTTCAATAGTTTATCAAAATCTTCTAACATACCTTTCTACATATATATAAAATATTCCAAAAGTTTTCTGCATAAAAAAACCAGACACACAGGTCTGGTTTTTTTGTAGGTATTTTTTATTAAGCTGTGATAAATCCACCACTTTGTATCGCCCCGGTTCTTAGGATTGTTACGTTATTTACTATAACACCCATAGCCTTAATCGGTTCTACATACGTATCCAATACACCAATCTGATTATCGATAATATCAGGTGTGTTGTTTTCTTCATCACATTTGTTGAAGTAGTTGTACAATCCAGACCTGTTAACATATGTTTCACAGATTACATCAGCTCTAAGTTTAATTTCTGCTCTGATTTCTGGGGTGTTGAACTTCCATTGGAAGTCTAGTAACATATCAGCTAGTTCTCTTTCTAGTTCAATGAGAACTTCTCTAACGTGAATATAAGATAGAGCAGATACAAACTGAGTTTGTGCTGTATTCTCTGTTTCAATAACAAATCCTCTGTTTCTCTTGAACACAATTGGATTCATTTTAGCTCCGTTTAGGTTCTCAATATCTGTTAGTGAGAAGTCCATTTCAAGATTGTTTATTCCTAAAACTCTACCATTAGTAACACCTGCAACAACAGTCCAAGGAGTGATTGTTGAGTTTGTTGTTACAATTTTACGAAGATAGGAACCTGCTACATACATAGCTGGTGGAACATCTATTATTCTTCCATTGTCATCAATTGTAACATAAGGTGCGAAATAACCAACAGCAGATACACCCTTTCCTTGACCAAAGGAGTATAAGAAAGCAGCGGCCGTATCGGGATCACCACCCTCTGCTATAAAGCTAGTTTGAAGAACATTCTCGCTGTCTACAAAACTCGGTGATACAGAAGTTCTGAAGCTTCTCATAGATGGCATGTTGATAATTCCGAAAGCGTCAAGTCTTTCACCACAAATATCAACCAGTTGTTGTTTCGAATTCTCAATCAGACCAAGTCCAAATGAGTCGACAACATATCTGAAGTCGAGAGCTTCTTTATTTGTAAGAGCTCTGAAAAGTGGTGTTCCTTTAGCTACCAGATTTAGAATCTGGTTTTGACGAGTTTCTGTTCCATCCGGCATAGATGCTTCTCTTATATTGAAACCTTCGAATGCTAAACCCTTATAGGTTGTAACATAGCTTTCAATTTGACTGTATCTTTTAGTGATATAATCACCGTTGACTGTAGTTTTCTTAATTGCTGAATCACAAGTAAGTTCTGTAAGTGATGTATTACCTGTCCATCTTCTCTTTGTTAAGATACGGGTAAGTTTCCTTGGCACTTCACCAGTTGCTAGAGAAGCGGTTGAGTAGTCTGCTTCAAGAAAATCACCGATTTTTATTTCTGGATATCTTGTAGAATCTACTAGTATTTTGTTAGTATTTTCTGTCCAACCTGTTGGAACTAAGATATCTACAGTTTGATCGAAGTTTCCTCTTTTTGAATATGGGAAGAAATTTGTGTTGTAATCTAAGTTTACTAAAGGTTGAGAGCCAGCTAATGTTTCATCTGTAAATTTACATACAAGATTTTCATTTGAACTTGTATCAGAAGTATACATTTTAAGGTAATGTTTAGTATCAGCATCCCAAATATAATTTGCAACACCTGTCTCGTCAGTAACTACTTTGTCTAATACCCAATATGATCCACTTGCGGAAATAATTTCATATACACTTGTATTGAGTGTGGAATCTGGTAAGACGAAAGAAAAACCTGCTGCTATTTCTGATGGTTCTGTTCCAGTAAATAAAATCAAATCAAGATCAGAGTTTATAAACTGGTAGCTGATAGTTCCTGATAGTACATTAGGGTGGAAGTAATCACCAGTGTTTATATTTCCATCGTAGTAGTTTCTGTAAAAAGTTGACCATTCACCAACAGATCCCATGTCTGTAGTCTCGGCTACTGCTGTCTTTGTTTCGAATCCATTTTCACCAAGTATCAACTCATTATCTACTCGGTATAGTATAAGAACTCCCGAAGTCATCAAAGTGGTTACAGCTTGTGGTAAAACAAGTTGAAAAGATTTGTTCTGTGTTTGTGTATTTACTACGTTTTGAACTTCGGTATTTTGTAAACTTAGTTTATCAAAAGCCGTGTTCAAAACAATAGATCCCTTGTATTTATCAGTTGATTGTAAAAAAGATGTTAGAGAATTGAATGTTTTAATTCTTCTATAATTTTCATAATCAGATGTTGGAATTGTTCCGGTAGTTGATGGGAATAATACGTTCAATGTTTTAAGATCCGAACCAGTTGCTGTAATATAGTAATCTGATGTAGATCCATGTACAAGTTCTTTATATCCGGAATGGCCTACAGTAACATTCGAATAAGTAACGCTACTAAATGATCCAGAAACAATATCGTAAGTTGTATAACCTAGAACAATATCTGTAGCTGCAACTGTTGGTTTTGTAGAACCTCTAAGGGTTTTAAATTCACCGGAAGAATTCAAGTAAAATACCTGTGAATAAGTTCCATTGGAAAGTGTTCCACTACTAACAGTAAAGGTAAAACTATCAGTTAATGATACAGTTGATGAACCAATAACCACAAAAGAGTCTACACCTACTTTATATTCAAAATTAAAACTTGTATCACCCATTAGGCTTAAAGATGATGTATATCCACTTATTGTCCCAGCCACAAGATCATATACATATCCATCGCCATAAAAAGCTGTTCTTTCTTCTCTAGAAGGAGCAACTCTAAAATCACTAGAAAAAGTACCAGCTAGTCCGGAAAAAGTACCAGCTAGTCCGATTACATTACCAGGTGAGTCTAAATATTTCTCTGAGTATGAAAGTTTTTCGATGAGTGTTTCTTTGTAAGATAAAAACTCAACAGAAGTAGCTGATGTTCCAACTAAATTAGCACCAATCAAATCCACTAAACCATTTGGATAATCAGTTTCAAACTGGTCATTATCAAAAGTACAAAATAGACCAGTTCTATCGGTATCGTTATTGATGATTGTCTCAACAAAGATATTTCTACCGTTAGCATCTCTGAAGTAAGGAACAAGAGATAAACCTTCATAATAAGCTAGAAGATTGATATTTCTATCATTAGCAAAATTTCTGAGTTCACTCTTTTTGATACCTTCTGTGGTAAAGTATTGTGACCATCTTGGATCAGATGTAAGTTCGATGTAGTTTGTCCAATCACCACCTATAACAATAACATCAACCATATAGTCTGATGCATAATCTTGCATATTTAGGTATCTTGGCATGTTTTCTACAGTTCCATACCACTCAATCATCGTTCTATCAAATCCAGTTAGTGAGGATTTGATAACAAAAACAGTAATAACCCTATCAGAGAAATTTGTGAATGAAAGAATTTGTTTTGTGTAGTCTCCTTGATTTTGTTTGGTATATGAGCCAAAAGATTGCTCATCCCGCTTCCAAAAACCAGTAGTATCAAAAAATCTTCTGTAAGGAGCAGTTCTTTTAACTAAATTGGTATTGTTTGTTGACGTAGAAAGGCTTCTATATCTTAGTAAATCTTCGGTATCAGAAGTAGATAAAAGATTAACCGCTGTTACTGGTGTTTGTTCAAGTAACTTGGTAATAGTTCTGTGAAAAAAAGATCCTTTTCTTTCTAGATTTCTATCTAATGGACCAAAAATCCTTTCTAGATCAGAAGTATTCTGAATAAGAACTGCTGTGTTTACAGGACCTTTCCTAGAAAATCCAACTACTAGAGTACTGAATGTATCTATGATAGTAGGTGAATCGATTATTGACCTATCAATTTCTTCTAAAAAGACACCTGGTCTTTTGTATTTTCCAATTTGAATTGCCATATTTGTTTATTTATTTTGATACTATATATATTTATTTAAAAGTGATTTTTTACACTTTTTTATGAAAGTAGGGCGAAATACTCCTTGAAGTGCTTAAGACGATCTGCAAGACCGATAGTTCCACCATTTACTCTTTTTGTAACAGCTGTTACTGTAGCTTCATCACTACCTTTATCACAAATAGCCCACAGCTTATTAGAATCAAAAAAGAAAGCAGCTGATGCTAGCGGATATTTACTAGCTACTAGATCTGGATTAGCAACTGTATCTTCACCAATAAACTTTGCGAAGTTTGTATAGTTTGATTTACCAGTCAATTGAATATAACCACGTCCTCTGAATTTGTAACCTTCTTTTGTAGATTCGTCACCGTTACCCATACGACCACCATATACTTTAGATGCTATCTTTTCTGGATTTTTAGCGTAAGAATCCGCAGTAGCTCCAGGAAAATATTTCGGAAATATCTTTTTTAGACCATCAGCTGAGTAATTGAGATTTTCTTGGATGTGTTTAAACCCACCAGATTCGTGTCCACATTGAGCTAGAAAATGAGCTAGGCGAAGTGGTGTGGTAATGTTGAATTTTTTGGCTGTATCCGGAATCTGAGTGATTACAGCATCTGGGATATGTCCTTTAAGTTTTTCAAGTTTGAAATTTGAATCTGTTGGAAATACTACATCTTCTTTGATTGGTTTTGCTGCGGCCGGTGCAGTAGGTGCGGTAGTTGCTGCTGGAAACATTTTTGCCCAAGTTCCATCACCAACAATACCATCAGCAGTTAATCCATTGGCTGCTTGCCACTCTTTCACTTTCTTTTCAGTTCCAGGACCGAACACACCATCAGCGGCTAATCCTAATTTTTGTTGAAGTTTTTTTACTTCTTCTCCTTTTGAATTTAATTTTATGACCATAGTTTTTTATTTTTTTTCTGGTATATATAAAATCAAAAATCACTTATTTTTCATAGCATTCTCAAGTGATTGACGAAGAGCAGAAGAAAATTCTGTTCTCTCAAAAGGTAGTTTTTCATCTTGAAGTTGTAGAATAGTAGAACTCACAGAGGTTTTATTTGATCCTTCTCCGATGAATTCCTTTCCATCAATAATAACTTTTGTTTTTACTATTGTTTTCTTTTGTTTGAACTCAAAAGGCCCAACTCTAATACCTTTTGTGGGAGCTTCGATTGAAAGTATTTCTACGTTAATAGCCCTTCCACTATCACATAAGGTATATTTATCGCCAGCAAGTTCAGTA